CACGAGGTTGTTCTCGAACAGCGACACGAGCGCGCCGTTGATCGTGACCGCGGCCTCGGTGGACACCTTGTAGCTGATGCCACCCACGGCGCCCCACGCGACCTGCGAGAAGTCGCCGGCATACCCGTAGATCTTCGGGGTGGCGGCGTAGATGCCGTCGCCCGTGTAGGCGGGGCGGCCGAACAGACGACCCTCACGGATCGGGCCAACCTGGTCGACGGTGGGGCTGTCGATCCAGATGGGGCGACCCGAGGAGTCCTTGGCGCCGTTGAACACGGGCTCCATGCGGGAGTCGAACGCCCACCCGGTGACCTTCTTGCCGCCGTTGACCAGCGTGGCGAACCCGGCGTTCAGGTCGTCGTAGACAGCGGTGAACGCGGGCGTGGTGCCCGTGAACTCCTGCGTCGAGGAGCCGGTGTCCAGGTTGGTGCTGAACGGGCTCGAGGTGCCATGGAAGGCCGCGGCGTCGAACGCGACGGCGAACGCCTCCGCGATCTGCGGGCGCAGCAGGTCCATGTACCCGGCCGGGTTGGCGCGGACGACCTCGGCGGAGACGACGGCGATGGCTGCGAGCTTCTTCGGGTCCATCGTCTTGAGCGCGACCGAGCCCGAGCTCGCTGGCTTCTGCGCACCCTCAGCGACCCAGCCGGCGGTGACCTTGCCGGTGACGACGGGGATGGACTGGCCGTTGATGCCCAGCGGCACCCGGCGAGCGAGGCGCTGCATGACCGACTGCTGTGCGGCCTGCTGGAAGATCGCCTCGGACTGGTCCCTGGTGAGGAACCCGGAGAAGTCCGAGGTCTTGGTTGCGGCGTTGATCGCCATGGTGTCCTCCTAGGACGGGTTGGGCATCGTCAGATGCCGAGCTTTGACCGCAGCGCGTCCTCGAGTCCGTCCGAGTTCAGCGCAGCGGGGGTGCCCTGTCCGCCTTGGGTGCGGTCGGGCTTGGGGGTTGTCGGTGATGCGGCGACCTCCGCGAGCGCGGCGAGCCGCTGCGCCTGCTTGGTCAGGGACGCCTCGTCCGTTCCCGTCAGGAACGTCTCGGCGTCCTCGTCGCTGATGCCGTGCTTGGCCGCGATGCGCCACCGCAGGGCCTCGGCGGCAGCCTTGGCGGCTGCGGCCTGTGACTCCGCGGCGAGGGCTTGCGCCTTCTCCAGCTCGGACATCTGGGCCTGCTTGATCTGGTCCAGTTCCGATGCCTTGAGGCGGTTGTCCTTCGCCTCAGCGTTGGCTCGCGCCAGTGCCGCACGAAGCGCCTCGATGGTCTGCTCGGGCGTCTCGGTCGCCTTGCCCTTGTCCGTCGCCTCCGCGACGTCCTTCGGGGATGGTGCGACCGTCTCAGCGGGTGCAGTCGTCGTTTCCGACATGGTTTCTCCCTCTCGGAGATTCCCCCGGCCTCGCGCCGTGGGTGGTATGTGGGGCTACAGGAGGTAGCCGTTGGCCTGCAGCAGTCGCAGGGCTTCGTCGCGGTCGGAGGCGATCCGGTAGATGCCCTCCGGGGTGAGGCGGGCGGCGCGCTTGCCACGACCTGCGCCGAGGGCCTTGCCTGCGACGCCGCGCCGGGTCGCACCCTCGGTGGTGGTCAGTCCGTTCTTCGACCGGGCTCCCGCTCGGTGGGAGTTGATGACCTGGTTCATGTCGGCGCCGTCGTCGATTGCCGCACGCTGCGCCTTCGTCAAGTCCTTGATGTCCCCCGGGCCGATGACCACGCCGGGGTGCGTGGCGCCCTCCTGCGTCGGCACGTTGATGCAGTCGCACTTCGGGTGCCGCTGAAACGCAACGTCCGAGCGGGAGAACTTGCCCGCCAGCACCGCGCACCGCTGGCAGCACGGCGCGTTCACGGCCCTGACGTAGCCAATGCGGGGGCGGGTGAACATGTCCACCTGCGCCGCCTGCCGCGACGCGTCAGCCACCATCGTGTGCGCGACCATCTGCAGCCATGACAGGCCGGCCTCGAGCGACTGCTGCTCCTTGGCGCGGATCTTCGCACCCACCAGCAGCGAGTCGAGCGACCTGCCGTCACTGGCCCACCCGGCGAACGCCGTCGCGTCGACCGCAGCCTCAGCCGGGACCGACTGCCCCTGCTGCGCCAACGCGGCTGGGACCATCACGAGACCGTTGCGCGCCGCGCCGAGTTGCGCGCGGGACACGATGCTCACCATGAGCGGCGACACCCGAGCCCATGAGGCGTCAAGATCCTCGAACTGGACGCGGCCCCATGCGCTCTTGGTCAGAGACAGCGTGGCAACGGTGAGCCGCTGCTGCGCCCGGTAGTGACTAAGCGCCGCTTCCGGTAGCACCGGCCGTGCCGTTCGTCAGAGCCAGGGACGCCTTCACCAACGGGTCGGACGCGTCCTGCTGGTCGAAGTATGCCCGCTCCTTGGCCTTGCGCGCCTCGGACCAGCCGAGCTCGTCCCACGCTCCCTCGCGTGAAAGGATCGGGGTAGCGCCAGAGGTCAGCTTCATAATCGCGTCGGCGCGCTGCGAGTACGTCGGGGTGGCGGGGTCATGCCAGTCGACGCGCACCCGGTTGCCGGACACCCACTCGCCCGTGGCGAACCGAAGCGCGAGCGCCCCAACCCACCCCACGGTCATGCCAACTTCCTCGTTCTGCCCCTCCACCGACTCGACCAGCTGCGCCTCGTCGGCGCGGATCGCACCCTCAGCGGGCGGGTTGGTGGTGAACAGTCCGAAGTACCGGGCCGGGAAGCCGGTCACGGTGGCGGCCTGCTTGCCGTACAGGTTCACGGCGGTCTCGAAGTTCTTGAGGTCGGCCGCGTCGAGCTGGCCCACCTTCGCGCCCTCCTTGGAGATCGTGGTGACGGCGTTGAAGTATGCCTCGATCTTCGGGATGGGCTTGCCCGCCGCGTCGACAAAGTCGCCCTGCGCAACACCGGTCATCCACATACGCGGGGCGCCGTGGGAAGCCTGCGCGAACTGCATGTCCGTCAGCGACCTGGCGCACGAGTCCGTCAACGGAATGACGTCGCTCATCTGCGACTCGCCAACCCAGCCGCCAGACATGCGCCGGTTCAGGTGCATCACCACCGGCACCGCGCCAAGGCGGTGCGGGTCACGGTCGACCTCGACCCACCGGCCATCCGAACGACGACGCTCAACCCAGATCGTCACGTCCGGCAGGTACAGGGTCACGTTAGTCGGGGACGCCCCAGTCTGCTCGTCCTCGCCATAGAAGCGGGCCGCGGCCGTCACCGTCTCGCGGCGCACGTCAACCTCTGCCACCATCTCGCGCGGAGACTCCACGCGCACCAGCGGCAACGACGGGTCATCCTCGTTCGAACCGACCGACATGAACGCCCGGCCGTAGATCATCCGGTCCCGGTTGAACATCTTGAGGTGCGCCGACAGGTTCGAGGCGTCCCATATCGCCCGCAGGCGCGGGTCTGCGGTCTCCTCGCCAGGCAGGATCAGTGAGCGCACGTTCTGACGGTGCTCAATCGTGTCCACCACGACGCGCGGCCAGTTGGCGATGACCACGAACCGGCGCAGACTGGCCGGGATCGACAGGCCGATCTGCTCTATGCGCTGCAAACCCTTGTAATAGCGCAGGTTCTTCTCGTCAACCGTGGCGGTCTCATCTAGTTTGCGCTTCAGGCGTTCAAGGGTTTGGACCTCGTCGGGGGTGAGTGCCACGGTCACCCCTCTCTCTCGGTGCTCAGGACAGGAAGAAGATTGATGGTTCAGGCTCGGTGGCCCACCCTGCGGCACGCGCGTCGGCGGCCGCCTCGTGGGCGAGGACCGAAGCCATCGCGGCGTCGATCTTCTGGTAGTCGTTGGGCTTGCCAATCACGTAACGCATCCCGCGAGTGAGCTTGCGAGCGTTCGCCATGTGCGACGTAGTGAGCGGGCAACCGTCCTGCGTTATCCGCGACTCGGCCAAGTCCGACACGAACCGCTCAAGCGCCTCGTGCATCTGCTTGGGCCGGTACGTCGGCCACTCAATGACGCGGTCCTCACCGAACTCCTGCGCCCACTCGTCGATATCCGTCTCGAACCGAGGCGGGTCGCAGTACAGGCGGCGCACGTCGTACCGCTCGAAGCACTCCGCAACCGCGCTGGCCACCTCGAGCCGCGGCGTGCGCTGGTCCGGCGACTCCTTCGGGTTCCAGACCGTCGGCAACCTGTCGGGGCCATAGCGGGGGGTGAACAGCAACCCGTCGCGCGTCTCGCCCTTGAGCGCCGTCCAGTCGTCGAAGTCCGACCCGTCGAAGCCCAGGCACACGCTCGTCCCCTCGGG